CTTAAATAAAAAAGAAAAAAGAAAAGAAATAAAACACAATAGAAAACAATTTCAAATTTGGGTGGCTAAACAATTAGAACATTTTGACAACGCTGAAAATAATATGGACGATTACTTTGAGTTCAGTGATGATTGTGTTCCTTTTGATATTAAGTTACACGGAATAGATCATATAAATCATGAGTAAAGAAAATCCCAACAACATTGTGTGGAGTTGTCCAGAGCACAGCTTAGACACATATTTTAAAATAAAAAAGTTCGAAAAGAAACCTGAAGCCAAGGATTACGTCTACGTAAGATTTAAAGATGATGATCAGTTTGAGTCGATGTGGGTGAAGATCCTTAAGGGGACGCAGCAGCAAGGTTACGGAGAACTAAACAACATACCTGTGAAACTAGTGGATAGGAAACTTGGGGACACGGTCAGCTACAAAACAAACAAGGAGGGAATAACATGGGAAAACAAAAACTAAGAGATCTCGTAAAAGAATTGAATGCACAAAACGCACCACCCGATGGGTGGCATCCGCAGGACCAGCTGCAGACCAAACCGAAGTGGCGCTACCGAAAGAATAAGGATGGTTTCATGGGTAGTGAAAATCGCATCATTGAAAAAGAAGACAAACCTGAAGCCGGTAAAGTATACGCTCTTACTGGAGGTCCCGGTTCTCGTTGCATTGCGAACGGTAACAGCTGGAAGGATAGTGAAGTGCAGGAGCTGGCCAGGCATCCTGGCACGGAAAAGGGAAGGTGAGCTTCGTTCTCGTTTACCTAAGCATGTTGTTTCTCTTCCCTAGATTTACATTAGCTAGCACTGGCGTGCTGATGCTCGTTCTCGTTGGTCTGCTGTAATGTCGTCTCGTTTCTCGGTTAGTGGGGAGCTGGCCAGGCCAGAGTGCTTCCCAGCTGGCCAGGCACCAGCAGGACTTATTCGGTAATTCGGTAAGAAGTGTGGTTTGTCTTTCTAGTTTAGAATGATTCTAAAAGATAATTGTTGCGTTAATGGTGGGATATGATAAGAGAGAGAAAACCATTTAACAAACAAGGAGGAAAAATGGGATTAGACCAACACGCACACATAAAAGGAACAGAAATCAATTGGGAAAAATATTTCCAAGATGATGAATATTCTGATAAGGCAGGAGTTTTCGTGTGGAGAAAACACGCAAGACTTCAAGAGTTCATGGCGAGAAAGTGGACTGAACAAAACCCTAGTATAAAAGTTCAAGGAATGTTAGCACATTTAGGATTTAATGGCGACCAAGAAGCACCCTGTTATATGACTAAAGAAGTTGTTCAAGAGTTAGGAGAACAAATTAAAAAAGGTTTTGCTGACTATCACGCAGAAGATGGTTTCTTTTGGGGGCAACAGTTCCAAAAAGAAAGCGTGAAAGAATACAAAGAGCAAGATTTAAAATTTTTAAAATTTTGCGAACAAGCCATTGATGAAGGCAAGGTCGTAGAATATTGGTGTAGTTGGTAATGCCAAATAATAAAAAACGAGCCGACCCTGTCGGCTCGTCTCGTTCTCGGTTAGTAAAGGATAAAGCTGTACCAAAATTAAAGCGTGGCGAGGCACACCAGGAACAGTTCCTGAACTTTTTAATTAATGCATTAGGAGATTGTGAAGATGTTAGTATTAGTATTGATGGAAATAAGAGAATACCTATTAAAGACTTTAAAAAAAAGATAAATTAACTATTGCATAAGATATAATAAGATGTATTAATATGGAGTATTCATAAGAATACATAACTTAACAAAGAGGTAAAAATGCCAAATGCAATAAAAAAGCTAAAGCAAGAAGAAAAAAAAGTTGTTCTTGCTTATGCTCAATTAAAGCTAAAAGCAAATAGACTGTCTAAAGAGTTAGACACCATGAAACAAAACGTGGTGGATTGCTTTGATAGAACAAATCAAAACTTAATCATTGTTCAAGACGAACATGGAAATAGTTTTGGATTACAAAAAATAAATCGTAAGCGTAAGAAATTTGAAACAGCAAATTTCAAGATTGCTCATAATGATTTATATAATAAATTCACTACTGATATTGAATATAGTGAATACAAAGCAATAGGAGATAATAATGCCCAATAATGATTTAATTAATATTGCTAACGTGTTAAGTGAAAGGCTTAACACGTCAACTCCTACATCACTTGCGGATATGTTTATTGAGAGTGGTCAAAAGAAACAACTCAATTATGAAATCATGTTTCAACTATTAATGGGTGAATGTGAAAAACATATATTAGAGAATGTAGGCAATCCAATCGTTGACGAGTTCAAGGACAATGTATTAAAGAAGTTTAGCACATTAGTTCAAGCCTTACACTCGCAAGAATAATAATAAACAAACCAATGGCGTTTAACAACGCCATTGGTGTACCTACGTCATACAAGGCTCATAATTTCCAACAACCTGCTTTTCTAAATTTACACAGCCAATTCCACGCATAGTCCTGTGCCTGACAGGGCGAACGGGTTTACAAAGTAGGATATATAAATATACTAGGGTCCCAAACGGTATGAATATTGAAAACCTAACTGAAGAAGAATTAAAAGATATTATTCTAAAAAAGCAATTAGAGTGGATCAAGTTATGCCAGGATAATTTTATAATTTTTGCTGAGTCTGTCTGGCAAGATTTTATTTACCGAAAGACAAAGGACCCAAAGAAATTTGGTCATCATCAAATCATTGCTGAATCTTTTCAAGAAATAGCTGACGGTGATGCAAAGAGGCTCATAATCAATATGCCTCCTAGACATACTAAATCTGAATTTGCATCTTATTTATTTCCTGCTTGGTATATCGGAAAGTATCCAAAGAAAAAAATTATGCAGGTATCACACAACGCTGAATTAGCTTCAAGGTTCGGTAGCAAAGTTCGTAACTTAATGAACACTAGAGAGTACAAAGAGATCTTTGGAGATGTTACACTTAGAGAAGATAGTAAAGCAAAAGGTAGGTGGGAAACCAATCATGGTGGTGAGTACTTTGCAGCGGGTGTAGGCGGTTCGATCACGGGACGAGGGGCCGATTTGCTTATTATCGATGATCCACATACTGAGCAAGATTCAATGTCGGACTCAGCAATGGAACGTGCATATGAATGGTACAGTTCAGGACCCAGACAACGTTTGCAACCTGGAGGAAGAATTTTAGTTGTAATGACTCGTTGGGCCACCGATGATTTAACAGGAAGGCTCATCAAAGCACAATCAGAACCAAAAGCAGATAAATGGGACATTATAGAATTTCCTGCCATACTTCCAAACGATCAACCTGTATGGCCTGAGTATTGGAGTAAAGAAGATTTAGATTCTGTGAAAGCTTCAATCTCAACAAAGAACTGGAACGCACAGTACATGCAGGACCCAACTTCAGAAGAGGGTGCAATTATAAAACGTGAGTGGTGGCAAGACTATGATAAGGAATATCTTCCAAAACTGCTCCACGTGATACAATCTTATGATACTGCATTTTCTAAAAAAGAAACTGCAGATTACTCTGCTATTACAACTTGGGGAATATTTGAACCTGTAGAGGGTTATGAGAAATGTATTATTCTACTTGATGCACAAAAAGGTAGATATGATTTTCCTGATCTAAAAAATCTTGCACTAGAACAATATCATTATTGGGAACCTGAAACAGTTATCATTGAGGCTAAGGCTAGTGGTCAGCCACTAATACACGAACTTAGACGTGCAGGTATACCTGTAATTGATTTTGTTCCAGCTCGTGGAAGAGACAAGCATACACGTATAAATAGCTGTGCACCTGTCTTTGAGTCTGGTATGGTGTATGCACCAATAGATGAGCATTTTGCTCAGGAAGTGATTGAGGAATGTGCAGCATTCCCTAATGGTCAGTATGATGACTATGTTGATTCTATGACCCAAGCTGTGTTAAGATATCGACAAGGTGGATTTGTTTCTACGTACTCGGACGATTGGGACGACCCACCAATGAAATTAGAAAAAGAGTATAAATATTATTAGGATTTATTATGGCAAAAGAAAATAAGAAAAAAACTAAAAAAAAATTAAATCAAGGTGATATTTTAGGAAATCGTTTTGATAAAAAATTTGCAAAATATGCTCTTTCAAAGGAAGCTCAACTTCACGCAAAAGATTATGATGCGGGTATAGATAGAGGTGAAAGAAGAGCAGCTAACGAAGTGGCTCAAGAAGCAGGTCTTCCTACGATGTCTAAAGGTGGTCTTAAAGGTAACCAAAAGAAGATAGACAAAAATAATAATAATAGAATTGATGCAGAAGATTTTAAAATCTTAAAAGCAGAAAAAGCAAAAGGCAGAGGCATGGGTTTACAAGATGAGAAAGTAAAACCTGGTAAAGTCATGAAAGCTAAAAGAGGTAAATCTATATCATCTTCAGGTACTACTGCTAAATCTGCAATGGGAAAAACTTTTTCTGGATATCAGAAAGTATTTAAAACAGGGGTAAGTGCTGGAGATAAAGCAAGAGCTACTAGCACAATTGTTGGAGTAAAACCAAAACTTCCAGAGGCGGCTAAATCATCTAAAGTAGCTAGAAGAGCTTTGAAAGTAGCACAAGCAACATCACTTGGTAAAAAACTTTTACTACCTGTAGCTGCAGGAGTTGCTGCAACACAATATTTAAAATCTAAAATGAAAAAGAAAAAAGAAGAGCCTAAGAAAAAAATGGGTGGTGGCATGATGATGAAACCTATGGGTTACAAAACGGGTGGTCCAAGACCTGGTCAACAATCAAGAGGCCAAAAAAGTGGAAGATCATTGAAACTACTTGGAGCAGGAATTGGAGCTGGAGCATTAGGTGGAGTTGAAAATAAAACAAAACCAAAATTAAAGGTTGTAATTATGGGCGGAAGTAAAAATTCACTTACAGGTCAAGGTGGTTTAGAAAGAGACGCTGAAAATAAACCATACAGATATAGCTACAGTACAGACCCATCTTTGAAAGATGCAGTCATTATTAAAACAACAAAAAAAATGGGTGGCGGAATGATGAACAAGCCCATGGGTTACAAATCTGGTAAGTCTATAAAAGTAAAATGCAAACTAGGTAGAAACAAACCTACAAAAATGTATTAGGAGGGACAATGTCCCTTACGAATATTTTACGAGGGATCGGCCGAAGGATTCTTGGAGGTAAAAAAGAATCAGCAACACCGACCACCGGAACACAACAAAAACAAATTACATACACTCCAAAGCCATCACAAGCTCAAGGTCAAGAGTTAGCTATTCGAGAAATAAAAAATCCACCTATAGTTCTTAAAAAAACCAAACCATTACAAATGGGTGATGATATGGCTCCAGGCTTTGGATCATCTACTTATGATTGGGTAATGAGAAAAGGTAGAGGATCTTATACTGCAGATGAGTGGTTAGATCATTTAACTTCTACAAGAAAAGTTAACTTTACTGTGTTTGGTAAACCATCAACAAGAATAGAAAGAGCAGAGAAAAAATTTAAATATGATTCAGGACCCTTTGTAGGAAAAGAAGTTAATATCTCAAAAGAAGAATTGTTTGATACCAATGTTGCTATATTTGATCAACAAGGCAACTTGACCGGCGGTCTGTTAGCAGCAGCCAAAAAGTTTGGAATAAAATTAGATGCCAACGAAATAGGTGCAATGATCAAATTAAATCCTTTGAACAGATTAAAACCAGTTGAGTTAGGTAGACCATCAGGTGCTGGAGAAAAATTTGATAAGACCGCAAAAATACTTGGAGATAGATTACAAGCACTAAAAGTAAAATATAGAAACGATGATGATATTGTTAGACAACTAAGTGATGCTCAGTTTGAACTTGTTGCAATTAAACAGGGTGAGATGGGAAAAGGAGCTTTTAGAAATTTAAGTAATTCTTTAAAGCTTGCAAAAGCTAGACCTAACTTTGATAAATCACAAAAATTAGTTTTAAATAAATTAGAGGGAGAACTTAATGCTGCAGCAGCTCCACTAAGAAGTGTAAAAACATATTATGGTGGTGAATCTAATTATACTCTTCAAGGAGGTAAAAATTACAGAGAAACAATTATGACACTTCCAGAAGAAATCATAACAAACAAACAACCGTTTAACAAAGGTGGTCACTTTACAGATATTCTTGATGACAAAACAAATAATTTATATCACATTAGATTTGATACAAGATTTACACCTGAAGGTAAAAAAGTATTTATGATAAATGAAATACAATCTGATGTTAACCAAAGTGTTGCAAAAAATTTAAAAAAGTTTGAACAGCTTGATGGTATAAAAAGAATTAATCCTTTTCAAAAAGATATTGAAATAAAACTTCTTGCCAATGAAAGATCAAAACTTATTACTTCTTTAGAAAATGCAATGACAAAGAATGATACAGCTGCTGCAAGTGCCATATCAAATCAATTAGCTAAGACGACACAATCAATACAAAAAATGACAGCTCAGGGTGGTTCAAGAGATTACTATCCTATGGTAGAAGCAGATCAATATGGAGATCATGCACTAAAATATTTGATGCAAAGAGCAGCAAGAGAGAATGTTGATTACGTTGCCGTTGCCCCGTTTGACAAATTAAGTTTCCGTCAAGGGTACAAAGCTGGTAACGAAAGATTCTATGGTTATGCTAATGGTAAAGGGATAAACAAAAGTGGTTCAGCAGTGATGCCAAATCTTATGAAAAGAGCAGCAAGACTATATGGATCGAAAGCAGGGCCAACAAAAATATCTTTATCGGATCCATCCAAACCTTACAAAAGTATATCAACAGATAGATTCAAATACCCTGAAAAGCATAAACTATCAGGTAAAGAAATAAAAAGCACATATCATTCAGATTCTTCTAGTTCTAAGGATCTTAATGCAACCTTTATTGAATCTTCTAATCCTGCCTTGTATTTTGATGCATTTGCTATTAAAGTGAATCCATTGATGAGAGGTACACAAAAAACCTACAAGAAACTTGGTGGACTTGTAGTAGATATGTTTAAACCAATAAGGTACAATTAATTATGGCAATCGAAAAAGTAACAGAAGAGATCAAAGAAGAAGAAATTCAAGAAGAACCTGAAGGTTTACCTGTAGACGTAACAGTTGAGGGTGAAGAAGAAATGGTTGAAGAAAGACCTCAAGATGAATTTAATGCAAATCTTGCAGAAGGAATGGATGAACGTACCTTAAAAGATATGGGTATGGAGCTTATTCAAGAATACAAAAAAGATAAAACTTCTAGAAAAGAATGGGAAGATGCATATATCAAAGGTTTAGATCTATTAGGAACAAAATATCAAGAAGTCACAAAACCATTCAAAGGCGCATCTGGTGTCACTCATCCGTTGTTAGCTGAATCTGTTACGCAATTCCAAGCACAAGCTTATAAAGAATTAGTGCCCTCGGATGGTCCAGTTCGAACCCAAGTTGTAGGTGCAGTAACACCGGCCACCGAACAACAAGCAGACAGAGTTAAAGATTACATGAACTATTTGTTAATGGAGGAGATGGAAGACTACACAACTGACATGGATCAAATGTTATTTTATTTACCATTATCAGGATCTACATTTAAAAAGATTTATTATGATGCCATGCTAGATAGACCAGTATCAAAATTTATTCCAGCAGAAGATTTAGTAGTCCCATACTATGCATCCGATTTAAAAGATTGTGAAAGAATTACTCACGTTATAAAAATGACAGCTAATGAAGTTACTAAAAAAATGGCTGCAGGGTCTTATAGAGATATAGATTTAATTGATTCAAACAGTGAACCTGATCAAGTACAAAAAAAATTAAATGAGCTCGAAGGTATTAAAGGCACAGGATCAGATTACTTACATACAATTTTAGAAATGCATGTTGATCTTAACTTAGATGATTTTGAAGACTTTGATGACAAAGCTAAAAAAATAAAAATACCTTACATTGTAACTATTGATGAAGGTTCAAGTGAAGTTTTATCTATTTATAGAAATTACCAACCAGATGATCCAACATATCAAAGAATAGAATACTTTGTTCATTATAAATTTTTACCTGGTTTAGGTTTCTATGGTTTTGGTTTAACTCATATGATTGGTGGTTTGTCTCAAGCAGCAACACAATCACTAAGACAATTGATTGATGCAGGAACTTTAAAAAATTTACCTGCTGGATTTAAATCTAGAGGTATGAGAGTAAGAGATGATGATCAACCAATACAACCTGGAGAGTTTAGAGATGTGGATGCACCTGGCGGAAACATCAGAGATCAGTTTTTTAATTTACCATTTACAGAACCATCACCAACTTTATACAACTTAATGGGCTTTGTAGTACAAGCAGGACAGAAATTTGCTGCGATAACAGACTCAAACATTGGTAATGACTTACAAAATAGAGCTGTTGGAACCACAATGGCTTTGATGGAGCGTGGCTCACGTGTTATGAGTGGTGTTCACAAGCGTTGTTACTATGCAATGAGACTAGAATTTAAAATTTTAGCAAGAATTTGTGGTGAATCTTTACCACCTGTGTATCCTTATGATGTTTACGGTGGCCCAAGAGAAATAAAACAGTTAGATTTTGACAACAGAGTAGATATTTTACCTGTTGCCGACCCAAATATTATGAGTATGGCTCAAAGAGTTACACTTGCACAGTCACAATTACAAATTGCACAGTCAAATCCTGCAATTCACAATATTCATGAAGCATACAGACGTGTTTATGAAGCGTTAGGTACAAAACAAATCGAAGCTTTACTTAAACCACCACCTAAACAACCTGAACCACAAGATCCTGCAAAGGAAAATGCACGTGCTTTACAGATGAAGTTGCTTACAGCGTTTGAATTTCAAGATCATGATGCACATATTGCTGCTCACATGGCGTTTATGGCTACGAGGATGGTGCAAATTAATCCACAAGTTTATGCATTGATGCAATCACATATATCTGATCACGTTTCATTCAAAGCAAAAGCAGAAGTAAAAGCTGTTATGATGGAAAATCCACAAATGCAACAGTTAGCACAGTCAGATCCAGAGCAATTTAGTATTATGTTTGAAGCAGAAGTTGCAAAAGTTGCTGCAAGAATTACACAAGAGCTTGCGCAATCTGAAATGCAAGCAAATGCTGCTAAACAAGACCCACTTGTAAGAATTAAACAACAAGAAGTTGATTTAAGAGCTATGGATCTTCAAAGAAAAGCAGAAGAAACAAAATTTAAGGCAGATCAAGAAAACCAAAGAAATGCTCAACGTCTAGAATTTGAATATGATAGACTTGCACAGCAAGATCAACAATCAGATGATAGATTAGAGATTGCGGAGAAAAAACTTGAGAAGAAATAACGAAAAAGGACTAAGTGGAGGAGTTAAATCTGGGCCACCACCCAAGAAAGGACCTAACCCACAAGGAATTACAGTTAAGGATGCCAAAAGAGTCTTACGAAAATCTAAACGAAACAAATAAACTATTATTCTTAGCTGGATTGTTTGATGGCGAAGGAAGTTTTGGTGTTTGGGGCAAAGGTAATGGTAGAAAATCGTTTCAATGCTCTGTTGAGATGTGTGATAAAGATTCTGTAGATAAATTTGCCGAGTTCTTCGGTGGAAAAGTAATAAAACCTAGATTAAGAAAAGCTCATTGGTCACAAACTTACAAATGGAAGTTATCAGGTGGTAGGGCTTACGAATGTGTTGAGATGATGATAGAATATATGAGTTTAAGAAGACAGGAGAAATACGAAAATGTGGTTAAGCGCAATTAAATTAGCCGTCTCTGCTGGAAGTAAAATATATGCTAACAAGCAGAAAACAAAAATGGCAATGTCAGAAGCACAGCTTTTACATGCCGATCGTATGGCCCGTGGTGAAGAGCAATACCAGGGAAAACTCTTAGAAGCTCGGCAATCAGACTGGAAGGACGAGGCAGTTTTGATAATTTTAAGTTTGCCCGTGTTGGTGCTCGCGTGGGCAGTCGTATCGGACGATCCGACAGCAATGGACAAAGTAAAATTATTCTTCGATATGTTCTCGCAGCTCCCGTCCTGGTTCACAAATCTCTGGATCCTTGTCGTGGCGAGCATTTATGGTATTAAGGGAACACAAATATTCCGTAACGGAGGAAAAAAATAGATGACTAAACTATGTCCAAGAGGTAAAGCCGCAGCAAAGCGAAAATTTAAAGTGTACCCGTCTGCATACGCGAATGCATACGCTAGCAAAATCTGTGCAGGAAAAATTAAAGATCCATCAGGAACTAAGAGAAAAGATTGGGGACCTAAGAAAGCTAAAGTTGGTATGGCTGTTACTGCAGGATCACAAACAGGAATGGGTAGATTACAGAAATCAGGACTTAAATTAAATAAAGGTGGAGGTGCTGATTTTGAAACTTCAGCAACAAGAATTAAATCTTATGGTAAAACTAAAAAAGTAAAAACAAAAAAATTAAAACCAAGTCCTTTTGCAAAAACAAAAAAATTTTATGGTCCAGATGGAAAACTTATGGCTGAAGGTCCATTGCCTAGATTAAAAAGAGGAAAAGCAATAGCTATTATGATTGCTGTTGGTAAACCTAAAAAAGCTAACACAGGTGAATTCATTGAACGTCCAATACAAAGAAAAAGAAGAAAAGTTGGAATTTATACAAAACCAGATTATGAATACATGAAAAAGAAAAAGGCATATGATATTCTTACAAACGAAGATAGAAGACCACAAACTAAATTGAAAAAATCTAAAGGTGGTGACATAATAAAAAAAGTTGCAAGTAAATTAGAAAAAGCATCAAAAGCACATGCAGGCCAAGCTAAAACTTTAAGATCAATTAAAGTTAGAGGTGGTGGTATGGCAGTACAAGGAATGAATTTTAAAGGTGTCTACTAATGTACAAGAGAGGTACTTGTTGGGAAGGTTATGTCCAAGCAGGCATGAAAAAAAAGGGAAACAAAATGGTTCCCAATTGTGTTCCAGCAGGATCAAAAAAAATGAAAGAAGGTGGACTAACTAAATGGTTCAAAGAAAAATGGGTAGATATTGGAGCAAAGAAAAAAGGTGGCAAGTTTCAAGAGTGTGGAAGAAAATCTGCCAGTGGTTCAACACGGAAGTATCCGAAGTGCGTTCCACTTGCAAAAGCCACAGCGATGACAAAGTCACAAAAGGCCTCTGCTGTTGCCAGAAAGAGAGCAGCAGGTAACACAGGGCCAAAACCAACTAACGTGAGGACATAAAATGTGGATATGGAAATGGATAAAAAAATGGTTTACACCAAAACCAGCTGTTAAAATTGATGAGCCAAAAAAACCAAAGGTGGACTTAACAGGTCTTACAAAAGGTGATATAAAGAAACTAAGAGCACAAGGAAAATTATAATGGCTAGAAGAGAAAAACAAATTAAAATTGTAGAGATTGAACCCTACGGTCCTCAACTACCAAAAAAAGGACCTTATAAATTAAGAAGACCTTGGCAACAATGGGAAGGTGGACCTTACAAAAGACCTAAAACTGAAACTTATGAATTTGGTGGTAAAAAATATGAATTAAGTAAAGGTGGTGGAGCTGATATGGGGGCTAAAAAGAAAAAATATAATAGACCTCCACAAACAAGAAATAAAATGCAACCCTCAAGATCTATGTCTATTGATACAACAACAGGTATTTCTAAAATGAGAGAGGGTGGTATTTGTAGAGGTGCTGGTGCTGCAGTAAAAGGCACAAAATTTCAAGGCGTTTTTTAATTGCATCCTGATATCTTATAATATAAAAAACCTCCATGATCCGTGGAGATAGTTCCGAATATGAATTATTAAAAAAATGGTGTGAGACATTACCATTTTTTGAAGAACCAAAATCTATAACAACATGTGAAATAGGTGTAAGAGAAGGACTTGGATCACAAGTTATTATGATGGGTTTGAAAGCAAGGATTGGTAACAAACCTTATGAGCATATTGGTATAGATCCATATAATAATCTTAAATATCAACATTATGATGATTCACCAGAGTATACTTGTGATTATACGGATGAAATGAAAAATCAAATGATACAAGATTTTGCTAAAAACAAAGAATTTACTTTTTATCACATGACAGATATTCAATATATGGACTTTTTTAAAAATACAAAAAAGGTTTATGATTTGGTTCACTTTGATGGACCGCACATGACAAGAGATGTGATAAGAGAAGCTATATGGTTTGCTGACAAATCAAGAAAAGGTACAAGATTTATATTTGATGATTACACAAAATATGGCATGCAAGATATTGCTCAAGCATTAAATTACTGGGATTTTAAAATACATGAAAAAGGCAACAATAAAATTTGTTTGGAAAAAATCTGATGGATATTGAAACCATCTCATTAGTACAAAAAACAGTTAAGAAAAAAATTCTTCGACTCAAGGACCACGCTATATATGGTGTTGACACTATGGAGAAACTACAATATGTTAGGGGTCAAATCAGATCACTAGAAGATCTGCAACAGGATTTAAAAGACCTGCTGACAACAACGGAGTATGAAGATGAACAAGTCCACGGAGACACCGAAACGGACTGAACCACTTCTTGATGCCTATAAGGCCAAAGAAGAAGTTAAAACAGTCCTCGATCCTAATGCGATCGCTAAATCAACATTAGATAAACTACCTACACCAACTGGATATAGAATTTTAGTTCTGCCCTATGCAGGACCAAAAAAAACCAAAGGTGGTATTATTTTATCTGATACAACACAAGAAACTATACAGATGACAACGGTGTGTGGTCTTGTGCTAAAGATGGGAGATCTTTGTTATCATGACAAAGATAAATTCCCAAAAGGACCATGGTGCAAACTAAATGATTGGATAATTTTTAGTAGGTACGCAGGGTCAAGATTCAAAATAGATGGAGGAGAGGTAAGAGTTTTAAATGATGATGAAGTCATTTCTACAATTGCTGATCCAAACGATATTTTGCACCATTATTAAGGAGGACTAAATGGCTGAAGAAAATAAAAGCCCAGAGGTTGAAATAGATACCGATGGCGTAAATGAAGAAACTATAAGTGTAGAAGCACCTGAAGTATCCAATGAAGCATTTGAAAAAAAACAAGATGTTGATTTAGGATATGTAGATGTTAGCAGCGGTGGTAAAACTGCAAAAGAGCTTTTACAAGAAACAAAAGAACCAGAAAAAGAAGTTGAAGCGGAACCTGAACCTAAGTTTGAACAAAAAGAAGAAACTGAAGAAGATCCAGGACTTGCTGAATATTCTGAAAAAGTACAAAAAAGAATTAAGAGATTAACCTTTCAAGCTAAAGAAGCAGAACGTAGAGAACGTGCTGCAGTTGAATATGCTAAAGGTTTAAAAAATAAGTATGAAAGTATTGAAAAGAAATTTGAAGATACTGATACTAATTATCTTAAGGAGTACGATGCAAGAATTGAGTCAGAAAGAGAAAAAGCAAAATCTGAACTTAAAAATGCATTGGATAATAATGATACAGATCAAATTTTAGAAGCTCAAGATAAGCTTACAAAATTAGCTGTAGAAAAAGAAAAAGTTTCTATGTCTCTTGCTGATAAGGAGACTAAGAAAAAAGAAGTAGAATCACAACCTGCTGAACAAGTAGCAGAGCAACCACAACCTCAAATCAGTCAAAGAGCTCAAGAATGGGCTTCAGAAAACGAATGGTTTGGAAGTGATAGAGTGCTTACATCTGCTGCGATGGGAATACATGAAGACCTCTTAGGGGAGGGAATTGACGCAGAGAGTGATCAATACTATAATCAAATCAACAAACGTATGAAGGAGTATTTCCCTCAGAAATTTGCCACTTCTACTGAAGAAAAAACTAAAGCTGCACCCGTCCAAAACGTAGCTTCTGTAAGTAGAAGATCAGGTGGACGCAAGTCTGTGAAACTCACCAAATCACAGGTAGTTATCGCTAAGAAATTAGGGGTGCCACTAGAGGAATACGCAAAATACGTGAAGGAAGGAGCCTAATATGAATAAAGTAAAAACTTCACGCGAGTCTGAATCTAGAACAAAACTTTCTAGAAAGAAAGATTGGACTCCACCATCCAGTTTGGATGCGCCAGCTGCACCGCAAGGTTATGCACACAGATGGATAAGAACTTCGACAAATGGTTTTGATGATCCAGGTAATGTATCTAAAAAACTGAGAGAGGGTTGGGAATTTTTAAAAGCCGAAACACTTTTAAGTGAGATAGGTGAAAATGATTACCCTACTATCCATGAAGGAAAACACGCTGGTTTAATCGGAATTGGTGGCCTTGTGTTGGCAAGGATACCGGAGGAGATATTGAAAAGTCGTGCTGAGTATTTTAGAAAAATAACTCAAGACAGAACAGACGCGATTGATCGGGATCTTATGAAGGAGCAACACCCGGACATGCCTATCAATATTGATAGACAGTCTAGAGTTACCTTTGGTGGTAGTCGTAAAAAATAATTTTTTTGCATTACCTACCCGATGTAGCTTGGATTAATAAATAAAAGGAGAAACAACTATGGCTAATGTCTCAGAAAAGTTCGGTCTAAGACCGTACAGAAAACTAGACGGTACACCTTTAGCTGGAGCTCAAAACAGATATACGATTGCATCAGGATATGCCTCTGCGATTTTCCAAGGAGAAATGGTTGAACCATTAGGAACTGGAAATATTCAAAGACATGGTCCTAATACTTCGGATGCTGTTATTGGGGTTTTTAACGGATGTTTCTATACAGATCCAACTACTCAAAAGCCAACTTACAGTAACTATTATCCTGGTGGCATTGCTGCTAGCGATATTACTGCATTCATCATTGACGATCCAGATGCAGTATTTTTAGTTGATGCTGACGAGGCTTTCACTAGAGCAGATTTGTACAAGAACTACTCTGTTACAAACACTACTGGTGTTACACAAACAGGAATATCTAAACAGCAACTTGATGTATCAGTATCAGGAACTGCAACTACTTTCGCAATTCAAGCGATTGACATTTCGCAGGACCCAGATAACTCTGACACGTCTTCTGCTAACGCAAATATTCTTGTTAGAATCAACAATCACTTCTTTAGAAGTGGTACAGGTATAGCGTAATAAAGGAGAATAACTATGGCGATATCACGATCACAACTAGTTAAAGAACTAGAGCCAGGTTTGAATGCTTTATTCGGCCTGGAATATAGTCGTTATGAAAATCAGCATGCTGAAATTTATGCGACTGAAACATCTGACAGAGCTTTTGAAGAAGAAGTAATGTTAAGCGGTTTCGCTTCTGCACCAACTAAACAAGAAGGTGCTGGAGTAGTGTTCGATCAAGCAGGTGAAACTTTCACAGCTAGATACAACCACGAAACAATTGCTTTAGCATTTGCTATTACTGAAGAAGCAATCGAAGATAACCTATATGATAGACTTGCGGGCAGATACACAAGAGCTCTTGCAAGATCTATGGCAAATACGAAGCAAGTTAAAGGCGCAAACGTATTGAACAATGCGCAAGTTACAACTGTAACAGGCGGTGATGGAGTATCATTAATTAATGCTTCACACCCACTAGCGACAGGCGGAACTTTCTCAAACGTTCTTGCAACTGCTGCAGACCTTAACGAAACTTCACTTGAGCAGTCATTAATTGACATTGCTGGGTTTGTCGATGAAAGAGGCTTAAAAATTGCAGCCTCTGGGAGAAAAATGATTATTCCAAAAGAACTACAGTTCACAGCGGAAAGAATTATGAAATCTCCAATGAGACCGGCAACAGCAGACAATGACATTAATGCGATCAACAACATGGGTATGGTACCTGAAGGTTACAGAGTTAATAACTTTTTAACTGACACAGACTCATACTTCTTGTTAACTGATGTGCCTAATGGACTAAAAATGTTTGTTAGATCACCGATCAAAACTGCTATGGAAGGTGACTTCGATACAGGTAACATGAGATTTAAAGCTAGAGAAAGATATTCTTTTGGATTCTCTGATCCAAGATGTATTTTTGGTAACGGAAATTTACCAACTAGTTAATAGTCTATAAAATTATATTAAAGGGCGGTGCATTAATTTGCACTGCCCTTTTTTTTATGATACAGATTTTAAATGAACTTACATTTACTTTGTGGTTTTCCTATTTTATATACAAATATAGATCCAAACAGCTATGATAAAGAAAAAATAATAGAAACAATAACTAATAATTATAAGAAACAAAGTATAAGACAAGTGTGGTCAACGAGTGCTTATGAAACTAATATTCATCATTCAGCTGGAGATGAAGATAATGAAAAATTTATTACCCCAAACTATGACAAACTTACAAAAACTTATGTTGAACCATTACAGGAATACAAAAAATTCTTAGGTTTAAAAAAAGAAATAGGATTTGATTTATGTGTAGCTAATTATACATGCAGCTCACATAAATCTTTCATGGAGCCCCACATACATTTTGAATGTGAATTCTCTATGATTCATTATTTAAAATTTGATCAGTCACAACATGCTCCAACTATATTTCTTAATCCTTATGAATCTTGGGAGTGGTGGAGTAGAACACTTAAAAATAAAATTAATTGTGAAAAAACACACCAAGCATGGGTTTATTCTGAGTTAAACTATCCTACAAAAGAAGACGATTTAATAATTTTTCCTTCAATGTTTAGGCATTTTGTAAATAATAAACCTTCAAAAGACCCTAGAATAACTGTAGCATCAAATATTACCCTTATTCAAGATGAGAGGACTTCCAAAGACAAAAAATTAAATGTATAATCAAAAGACCTAGAAATAAATTATTATGTAGACTGGCTAGGCAGACGGTATAGAGACTACATAACTAACGCTATACAAAGGAGAAAATTATGGCAGGAACACACTTTACAAACGCAGTAATGTTTGCTGGTTTGAATAATAATAAAAAATGGTTTAAAGATCTACCCGTAGATAACAACCCAAACTACGTATGTTATAAAGATGATTTTATTTATAACACTTTACCTTCATCAGAGTGGTCAACATCTATTGCAGATGGTGGTGCAGCAGCTGGAATTTCAAACGAAGTAGGTGGAGCAGTAACTTTAACTTCAGCTAATACTACAGATAACAATGGATTAGCTTTAGTAAAAACTGCAAACACTTTTCAAGCTGTAGCAGAGACTCAAGATAGCACAGGAGCAATTACTAACCCTGGAACAATTATTTGGTATGAAGCAAGAATACAAAATAATGATGCTAATGCTACTGACTACGGAACTGGATTAGTTGAAACTTTCACAGGAACTTCTGGATGGAGATCTGCAAACAGAATCTCTATTGAGTCGAACAATGGTGAACAGTTTTACAGATTTGTAACTAAAAATGCAGATGGAACAAATCAAGTTCAACATACTGCATATACTATTACTGATAGTTCATATGATACAGTTGGTTTTAGAGTTGATAGAGCTGGACTAGTTGAATTTTTTGTAAACAGAGAGCTAGCAGCTAGTGTTACATCAAATATCAACACTGATGATATGCAAATGTTTGCAGCTTCAGTGTCAGCATCTGCTTCTGGTCAAAGAGTAACTAAGTTAGATTATATTACTTGTACTCAAAACAGAAACGGTTCTGAATTGATTGGTAAAATATAATAATTAGTGGCTCCTTCGGGAGCCACAAACAAAAGGAGAATATTATGTCAGGTGGAGGAAGTTTTTCATCAGATCAATCGGTTGCTCATGCTACAAGTACAGTACAAATGGTGCCTACAACAAGAAGAGCGAGATTGACTTCAATACAGGGAAAAGGAAACAGTGCAAGTGGGTCTATAATTTTTAGAACCGGTGGTGCTACTGGAGATATTATTGCAACATATCTATTTGGAGAAGAAGGTTTAGATATGTATTTACCTGGTTCTGGAATTTTATTTGTAGAAGGAATTCACGCAACTATAGCAGGAACAGGTGGAGTAACTATTACATTCACGTAAGATGAGTAAAATAAAACTGATTGAGTCTGGTGGCAGATTTGCCGGTAAAAAACTTGCCGATGTATTAAAAAAAATAAAAAGAAGAAAAAGTGTACAAAGAAGTAGAGAAAGATTTAAAAAAACATATGGTTTTGAAAAAAATCAATCAGTAAAAATACCTGGAAAAGCTAAGCATTATCAAGCAAGTGCTGGAAGCACTGATACTTCAGCTATCGTTCCTGTAAAAGCTCAAACAAAAAAAGGAAGCTCATTTAAAGCTCATAAATTAAGAGGTAAAGGAAAAACTTCATATCAAATAAATAGACAAGGTACAGAGGGTTCATATGAATCATGGAGATCTGATATGGAAAAATTGACCAACATGCCTTCTTTTAATGAAGTGTTTAAAACAATATTTAAGAAAAAAAGAAAAGCTTTTGGTGGTATGTTAAAATTAAAAAGAGGTGGAGATAACATGCCAGCTAGAAATAAAAAAAATTTTAGACCTACTGAAAAGGGTGCAGGTATGACAAGAGCAGGAGTAGCTGCATATAGAAGAGCAAACCCTGGTTCAAAATTAAAAACAGCTGTGACTGGTAAAGTCAAACCTGGTTCGAAAGCTGCTAATCGTAGAAAAAGCTTTTGTGCAAGATCTGCAGGGCAAATGAAAAAATTTCCTAAAGCTGCTAAAGATCCTAACTCAAGATTAAGACAAGCAAGAAGACGGTGGAAATGCTAATTGATTTTAAGTAATAATTAGTATAATTTTCCTAAATGATCTTAGGGATAAATATTTCTCATCATCCTTCTATATGTTTTTATAAAAATGGTAAAATAACTAATTTTTATAATGAAGAAAGATTTTTGTTTAACAAAGATTGGATTCCTACATCAAATAACTTTAAAGTTTTTAAAAGTATTTTAGAAAAAGTAAAAGAAAAACCTAAATTTGTTTGTTACAGTTCTTACAATAGATTTGAACCTTTTGTAGATGAAGATTATCGAATTATTCAAATACTTCAAAATCAACTAAATAATCCAAATTATTTTTTTGAGGAAAAAAAACATCACTTATATCATGCTTGTGCGGGTTTTTATTTTTCTCCATTTACGGATGCTGTAGCTATAATTGTAGATGGTGGTGGGTCATGTAATTATAAAATTCCATTTAGAGAAACTGAATCCATATATTATATAAATAAAAAAACATTATATCCAATTTACAAACATAGTTCTAATAAGGCTAATCAAGATTTTCCTACAAAAGAATACGAAATGATAACAAATTTTACTGATGGTTTTGAAAATAAATTCTCACAAAATTCAATAGGAGGTTGGGTTTTTGTAGAAGGATGTAAAAAAGTTGGTTTTAAAGAACAACATGCAGGCAAGCTTATGGGTTTAGCGTCTTATGGTTATTGTAAAGATAAATATAATTTAAATTATGATTATGTTCAGATTGCTAAGGATGCTCAAGAAAAAACGTTTAATGAAACTTGTCTTTTAATAGATAAAGCAAAAAAATTTTCTAATAATATTATTTTGTCTGGTGGGTATTTTTTAAATTGTTCAAATAATTTTAAATATGTAAAAAAATATCCAAATTTAAATTTTTTTATTGATCCAATACCTCATGATGGAGGCACAGCTATAGGAGTATGTTATTACTATGAACATTATCACAAATAAAGATGAAGCTATAAAAATATTACTTGAACAAAAACCACTTGTAATATTTCAAGGTGAAAGTGAATGGGGAGCTAGGGCTTTGGGTAATAGATCAATTTTATTTGATGCAAGAAATCCAAATGCAAAAGAAATTGTAAATAAATTTAAAAAAAGGGAATGGTGGAGACCTTTAGCTGGATCTATTCTATTAGAACATGCACATGAATATTTTAATTTTGGCTCATTAAAAGAAAGTCCAACCATGTCATTTGCAGTTGACGCTAAAGAAAAAGCATTAAAAGAGGTTCCATCCATAGTACATGTGGATAATACTTGTAGAGTTCAAACAGTGTCACCTAATGATAATAAAAATTATTATGATTTAATAAAATTATTTTATGCTAAAACTAATGTTCCCATACTTCTCAATACATCTTTTAATTTAGCAGGATATCCTATTGTAGAGGATTTTGATCAGTTAAAATTTACAGTAGATCAATCTCAGTTCAAAGATATTTATATGCCAAATAAAATGTGTTAATCTAGTGCATGTCTTACTTAAATGCTAATATACCACCTATATATTGTAAAATAAGAAAGGAATATTTATATGATCTTAAAAAACATCATAACGAAAGTGAAGAGTGTGTTATCTTTGGGCTCACCTCCATATCAGGACGTGCGATCTTATTTAACATCATGCTTCCCAACGGTGCATGCTTTTGGCGTTTGCCTATCTCAGCGTTTTTCCAAAAATCGTATGATAGAGCCGATGTGCCGAATATGCAGACGCACGAATTGGAACTGTGGAACTGTTTCAGTTATTGGCCTAGTGTTCATCGGTTTGATTGGCTGGCTGGTCTAAATGGCAAATTCCTAGGTATAAACAAAAAGTTTTATCATGGAAACTATTTATTTACAGTTGATTGGGGTCATCCAGAAACTAACATATTGGATGTTGAACATTCTGAAATACCTCAAGAACATAAGTGTGCGCATATATTGGCTCTTAATAACGGTAATTATGCAGCTCAGCCTAATAATCGTATTCTCTGGCACGTTAATAGTTATACTACTGATAACAGTTGGCCAGATTACAAAGTTCAAACTACATACTGGGATGCTGAAGATAGTGGATTGGTTACAGAAGACAGTGATAAAATGTTTTATGAAATGGAAAAAAAAGGATTTTGAAAAGGAGTAAAAAAATGATTAATAAATGGATTTATAAATTTGTTGAGGCACTAGACAAAGCAGGTTTAATAGTTGATAATCTTATCCAATTTATGAGCGAGATAAAAATGAACTATTATTTTACCGGTGCATTGATTGTAATGTTGGTGGTCTTGGCTTTTTGTGGAGGGCCTGGTGTCCAATAAACCACTAAACATATCTGAGGAGGCTGCTGTGCAAATGCCGATGAAGACGGTGGCTTCGTTAATAATTATCGTAGCACTTGGAACAATGGGCTACTTTCAAATTATAGAACGTCTTAATGTTGCAGACACTCGTATACAAATAATGGAAAAAGATCTCGAAGAAAACACAGAGTTTAGAATCAAATGGCCTCGGGGTCAACTTGGTTCGCTCCCGGCAGATTCCGAACAATTTATGATGATTGAAGATCTTTACAAGACCACGGATAAGTTAAATGCACATATTGAATCGATGGCTTTGAATAAAGTAAACATAGAATTTTTAAGAGGACAAATGGATAAGGTTTTGATTGATATTGAAAAGTTAAAAGATGCAAATCGTGAAATGAAATATACAAATGGAGGTCCACAATGATAGAAAAACTAATGACAATGTTGGTAGGAATTTTATTAGCACTTGCTGGATGGAGTTTATCTCGTACGTTTGAATTATCTACAGGTCAAGCAGTTCTTTTAGATAAAGTTGAAAGATTAGAAATGCAGTCAAGATTATTAGAAGATAAACTTGCTGAAATGGCTGACTCTGACGAAGAAATCATGGAACAACATGAAAAATTATTTGAAAAATTAGAACGAGGAAATACGGGGTATAGTTATAATTAATGATAGAATCTGTGGTAGCCTTATTAATGTTTGTAAACGGAGAAATTCGTGAACACCTTGTGCAGCCCAAAGGAATGGCACAATGCCTTCGAGGAAAACGCCACGCGGAACGTGAGTATAGTGAATCTGTGTCTTATAAATGTTTTAAAGGTAAAGCAGAGATAGAAATATACAAAGGTAGAAAATATATTAAAGCTTTAATATTGGAGTAATCATGAATCTTAGTCGTAATTTTACTCTTCAAGAGTTAATTAAATCTGACACTGCAATTAGGTTAGATATCAATAACAATCCAAACTCAGGTCAAATAGAAAAACTAAAAGATCTTTGTGAAAATATTTTACAGCCAGTGCGTGACCATTTCGGTAGAGTAAAAGTGACTAGCGGTTTCCGTAGCGAGCAGCTGTGTCTAAAGATAGGTAGCTCAGTCAACAGCCAACATGCCCGTGCAGAAGCTGCGGATTTTGAAGTGATGGGCACAGATAATGCTGAACTAGCTGACTGGGTTAACAAGAACCTAGATTACGATCAATTGATACTCGAGTTCTACACTCCTGGCGAACCCAATTCGGGATGGATACACTGTAGTTACACTAATGACCAACCTAGAAAACAATTCTTGCATGCTTATAAATTTGAAGGTAAAACTAAATACAAACCAATAATTGGAAAAGCAAAAGATTTAGTTTGAATCCACATATAAAAAAATTTAAAGTTGAAGATTTTAAAAAACATCAAGAAAATTTAATTAATCTTATAAATAAAACTGCATCAAAAAGCTTAATTGAAAATAATCAAAAAATATTAGCTACAGATTGGCAAATTATTTCTGAAAATGTAAAAAGAGATTATGTGCAATATTTTATATTTAATATTCTAAATAAACTTTCTCCGCTTTATGGTAAAGAATTTAATTGTGAAAAAATTGAACTTATAAATATTTGGTTTCAAATATATGGTAAAGGTGGATTTCATGGAAAACATAGGCATTCAAATGCTCATTTTTCTAACGTTCTTTTTTTAAAATTACCAGAAAAAAATTTAAAAACTAAAATATATGATTTAAATAATTCAATAATTGAAACTGATATTAATGAGGGTGATATTATAACTTTTCCTGCATATTTAAAACATGAATCTTTAATAAATATATATGACGAAAATAAAATTATAATTTCTTATAACATAAACATTGTATGATTAATTTTGAATTAATAAATCTTCCCATACCTAAAAGAGTAAATAATAATATCTTAAACTATTTAGGTACAAAAAAATGGAGTTTTGTAAATGACAGAGATGAAGATGAAAAAAATTTACTATCAAATATAGTTAGAGATATAGATAAAAAAGATGCGGGCCAAGCAATTATTACCTACAATAAACTTCATCCTAATCCAGAAGTAGATCAGGATAATATATTAAATTTTTTTGGTGATCTTATATTTGCTTCCATACAAGAAAAAACAAAATTTAAAGTAAAAGAAGTATCAAGAGTATATTGGAATCTATATTCAAAATCATCTAGTTGTCTCTATCATCAAGATGACAAGAGCATTGATAAATACATGTCTGCAGTATATAATTTACACACTAATGATGGTGGAACTATGATTGAAGATAAATTTATACCAGCTGTGGAGAGCCAAGCAATTTTATTTAAAAGTGAAATAATGCACAAAGGTATGCCGCCTAAAAACGATAATTTAAGATTAAGTTTAAATATAGTAATGGAGTTATAATGACAATAGGAAGGTCACAAATAAGAAAACAAGTAGAAGGTAAATTAAGAGGCGCAAGAGATGAAAAAAAGAAGAAAAAACGTATCCTTGCCAAATTATATAGCAAAAAGTCTAAGGTCTTCAAAGTTTAGTCAAAAAGTGGTACAATCTAAGAAATTGTACAACCGTAAAAAGGATAATAATGGCGACTTCAGGGACTACTAGTTTTGACCTTTCAATAGAAGAAATTATACAAGAAGCATACGAAAGATGTGGGATGACCACAACTAGTGGTCATAGTCTTAAATCAGCTAGAACAAGCTTAAACTTGTTATTTGCAGAATGGGCAAATAGAGGAATTCATTTGTGGAAAGTTGCTTTACATGAAAACGCATTAGTTTCAGGTCAAGCAGAATATAGTGTCAGTGCAGGAGTAAGCGATGTTTTAGAAGCTTTTGTATCTTCAACTGCTGCAGCTTCTGATAGTGCAAGCACACAAGATGTATCTTTAACTAAAATAGACAGATCTGCATATGCTGCACTTCCAAATAAATTAGCCACAGGACAACCATCTCAATATTATGTTGAAAGATTAACAACCCCTAAAATTTATTTATATCAAGCACCTGATTTAAATACTTATACAACTTTAAAATATTATGTGATTAAAAGAATTGAAGATGCAGGTATATATACAAATGATGCTGATGTGGTTTTTAGATTTTTACCATGTATGGTTGCAGGTTTAGCATATTACCTTGCTATGAAAAATGCACCGCAATTAGTTCAACAAAATAAATTAATTTATGAGGATCAATTAAAAAGAGCTTTGGATGAAGATGGTCAAAGAGCTTCTACCTACATTACTCCACAATCATTTTACCCACAAGGAATATAATGGCTAAATTTGCAACAGGAAAAAGATCACAATCAATATCGGATAGATCTGGTATGGCTTTTCCTTACACTGAGATGGTAAAAGAATGGAATGGTTCTTTAGTTCATTATTCAGAATTCGAACCTAAGCATCCACAAATAAGAAGAAAACATACAACTGCTGATGCGATAGCTTTACAAAATTCAAGAAACATGAAGTTTCAACAACCCTCTATAAAATTTTCTAATGATGTTACAATATCAGATTCTGGTGGAGCATCTGTTGGTGTAGCAAATTTATCTTTACCTGGAGACTTTGCTTTTATAACACAAGGAACTTCAGCTATGAAACCAGCAGATCCCTCTTTACAAAATAGAAGAAGAAAACTTCTTTCAAATATAGGTCAAGTGGAGGTTAGTATTTCATAATGGCAATTACACATTCAGATTTTTTAACACAAGTACGAAACTATACAGAAGTTAGCAGCACTGTATTGTCAGATTCTCAAATACAAGAATTTATAAGAAACGTTGAATTAGATATTGCAGGTAAAGTTGACTATGATGATTTACGAAAGTATGCAAATTCTACTTTTACGGCAGGAAATAGAGCTGTATCAATGCCATCAGATGTTTTAGTTTTAAGATCTGTAGAGCGTTTAGATTCAAGTGGTGTTAGAAGCTTTTTAGAAAAAAGAGACACGAGTTTTATTTCTGAATTTAATGGATCTGGAGCACAAGGCACACCAAAATATTTTGCAAATTGGGATGAGTTTAATATTATTGTAGCACCTACACCAGCTGCTGCAGATACAATACAAATAAATTATATAAAAGATCCACCTGAATTTACATCTACTAATCAAACATATATAGCTAAATACCAAGAGTCTATGTTATTACACGGTGTCTTAGCTGAGTGTTTTAGATTTTTAAAAGGCCCTATGGATATGTACAAGCTCTATGAAAGCAAGTACAATGAGGAAATACAGAATTTTGCCCTACAACAAATGGGTAGAAGAAGACGAGCGGAGTATGACGATGGAGTTCCTAGAATACAGGTTCCAAGTCCTACTCCAAACACAAATTAATAAGGAGGCCATTATGGCAATAACAACAAATGCAATATGCGATTCTTTTAAAAAAGAATTACTACAAGGAAAGCATGATTTTGATGGATCATCGGATACATATAAATTAGCGATGTACACATCATCAGCAACTTTAGGTAAATCAACTACAAACTATGCAACTGCAAACGAAGTATCTTCACCAAACTATTCTGCTGGTGGATCTGCTTTAGTAAATCAAGGTGTAAAAGTTTCATCTTCTGTAGCTATTACAGATTTTGCTGATTTATCTTTTCAAAACGTAACTCTTACTGCAAGAGGTGCCTTAATATACAACACAACAACTGATGGTGGTTCAGGAACTACTGATGCTGTTGCTGTATTAGATTTTGGTGGTGATAAGACTGCAACATCTGGAACGTTTACAGTTCAGTTTCCAGCTTTCACAACTTCAGCAGCTATATTAAGATTAGCTTAATAATTATGGGAGCCCGATCTAGTGTCATACACAACATTTACTGTTACAGTATCTGACCCTGGCTCGGGTAACCGATATTATATAGATGGAGCTTTACAAGCTACTGTCCCTCTAGCTTATGGAGCTACCTATCGTTTTGATCAATCAGATTCTTCAAACGCAACTCACCCTTTAAGATTTTCATTAACCTCTGATGGAACACACAACTCTGGTACAGAGTATACAACAGGTGTAACTTATGTTGGAACTCCAGGGTCCGCTGGAGCCTACACACAATTTGTTGTAACAGAAGTTGGTCCTCCAGCAACAATGTATTATTATTGTTCAAGCCACCCAAATATGGGCGGAGCTGCAAATCTAACATCAAATTCTTGGGGTGGTTTACCTTGGGGCAATAGTACTTGGGGTGATCAAGGTCACGTTGATATATCAGCTACAGGACAATCTTTAACTTCAAGTATTGGGACTTTACAATCAGTAACAGGAAACGCTCTTGTTCAACCAAGTGGAATACAACTTTCTTCATCACAAGGAGCAACTGTTGGAGGAAGTTCTGTCACAGTTTCAGTAACTGGAAGTTTAGAATCTTTAGGTGTTGGCCAAGTTGTATCTGGAATTGGTGCTCTTACAACAGGGTCATCAATGACTTCAAGCATTGGAGCAGCTACTGTTGATGAATCTACACTAACAGGAGAAGGTTGGGGTAGGTCTGCATGGGGAGAATTTGCATGGGGTGTAAATTATTCTGTTGCATTAACAGGGCAAAGCTTAACATCATCTATTGGCGAAGAAGCAGGATTTACTGATGTAACAGTTTCAGTAACAGGTCAATCTTTAACATCTACACTAGGATTAATTTCATTAATTGGAGATTTTGGAACTGTTGTAAATGCAGCCGAACATCAAATAGATTTTACAATAGCAAGTGCTACTACTACTGCAGATGCTAACGTATCTCCTTCAGGTATTTCGTTATCTGGATCAATAGGTCAGGTAGTTCCTGAGCCTAAATTTATTGCAGAAGTTACAGGAATGCAAGCAACCTTTAGTATAGGTTCAATATCTTTAGTGCAAACTACCAATGAACCAGTTACAGGACAAACTATTACTATGTCCTTGGGAGAAGAAGAACAAGCTAATGTTTACCCTGTTTCAGGGTCTACAATGACAAGTTCTGTAGGATCTGTAACGGTTGTAGGTGGAGCAGGAATAGACGTTTCAGGCATACAAATGACAGCTTCTGTAGGAAGTCCGATGATTACCGCTTGGGCAGAGATAGATCTAGGAGTATCTAATACTTGGACGGTAGTTGATTTGGCTGCCTGATTAATGTAAAATGTAAATTAATAAGGAGAATTTTTTATGACATCAAGTTATTCAAGTGATCTTAAACTAGAGCTAATGGTAACCGGCCAAAACGCTGGTACTTGGGGTGACAAAACAAATACAAATTTAAATTTAATTCAACAAGCCGTAGCTGGTTTTGAACAAGTAACACTTTCAAGTGGTGGCACTCTTGCTCTTGCGATGAGTGATGCAACTTTATCGAATGCAAGAAACATGGTAATCAAATTTGCAACAGCATCAATTGCTGCTAGCACAATTTGTACTATACCAGATTCAATTGAAAAATTTTATATTTTTGATGCAACAGGATTAACAAATCCAACAAACCTTACAATTAAAACTGCTTCAGGATCAGGATTTACTTTAGACCAAGCAAAAATTTATGCAGCTTATTCAGACGGAACTAATTTAAACGAAATTTCTTTAGATACTTTAGGTGGAACTGTTGCAGCTGCAAATATTACAGGCACTATAGCTACTGCCCAAATCGCAGATGATGCTGTTACTTATGCAAAAATTCAAGACACCACAACTGCAAACAGAGTTATAGGAGCTGCTTCTGCTGGAGCAGTAGGGGAAGTTCAAGTTGCTACTGACATGATTGCGGATGACGCTGTTACGGCAGATAAATTAGCAAACACTGCAGTAACTGCAGCTAGTTACACACTTTCATCAATTACTGTAGATGCACAAGGAAGAATTACTGCTGCATCTTCAGGTTCAGCTGGCGGAGGATTTCAACCAAAACATTATTTTGATGGTCCAGCTTCAGGAACATATACTTCAAATGGAAACAAAGTTACGATATATGCTGCTTCAGGTAATGGAGCAGGAGGGACTGCAAGAGGAGGATCTACCAATGCGCAAAATGGTGGAGCAAGTGTTATAGCACTGATGACAGCTCCTATATCGGCACCTTTCTCACAACCATATGCAGTTGGAGGAGGAGGTATTGGTCCTCATCATCCTAACGGACCTCCAGGCACTGCGGGTGGTTCAACAAGTATTGCAAACTTATTTACTTTAAACGGCGGAGCTGGTGGTTTAAATGGTCCAGTATCACCAAGAGATGGAACTGCCGGATCAGTAGATCCTGGCGGAAATAAAACTGTTGTAAAATCTACAACGTCTACAAATGATTGGTTTTACTTTGCAGGAAACGTTATAAGAAGTTTTGGACCAGGAGGTATATCACCTTATGGTATGGGTACATCAGGAAATCCTGGAAAATTAGTAATCTTTGACGATGCGAGTTAATTATGAGTAAACATATAATTTTTATGGAAAGTGGAAGAGTTGGTTTAGCACCAACAGATGAAAAAAAAGATGCGTGGGTAACAAGATATCCAAACGCTACAGTAAAAACATGTAGCGATGAAGAATATACAAAATCATGTTGGGTAACTCCTACATTAAGTGGAGACACAGTTTCGTGGGAAACAATGAATGATTCTGATCCAATTTCTGATGCTAGTGAAGCTCAAAATCTTTTAAACATAACAAGAAATGGTTTGATAGATAACATCAAAGCAAAATGTTGGTCAGAGTATGATAATGACGAAGATGCTAAAACTTTGGTTTCTTTTTTAGAGGGGATAGATGTAACATCTGTAAGCTCGATACCAAGTAGCAACGTGCTTAAATTTATATATGAAATGCCAGGTTGTCCACAAATATTTATAGAAGAATTAATTCACTAGATTACTTTAATATTTTGTTGTAAAAATCCTTATGGATTTAAATGATTTTTTAGAAGTTTACGATAACGCACTTCCTTTAGAAAATATAGCAACTATTATAAAATGGGTAAATACGCAATCTGAGTTTGAATCTGGTGGCATTGGTAAAGATTGCAAAATAGATAAAACTATTAGAGATGTTGAAATTCTTCATTTAAATTATTACGATGGAAAATCTAAAACCAGAATTCATTGGGGTAACTATATTAATTTTATCATATGGAATGGAATGAAAATGTATGAAAATAAAAAATGTCCCATACATGGCGGAATTTCAATTGAAGGTATTAATGAATTAAGTATTTTAAAGTATGAAAAAGGAGGATTCTATAGTATTCATTCTGATCATTTTGGTGCAAGACCTAGAACTTTATCGGCAATTATGTTTTTAAATAATGATTATGAAGGTGGTCATTTAGAATTTTATGATCCAAGTAATAAATTAATGAGAGATATAGAACCAGTCCCTGGAAGATTAATTATATGGCCTAGTAATTTTATGTATAAACACAAGGTTACGCCTGTAACAAAAGGAACTAGATTTTCAATAGTAGCATGGGCGATATAAAAAAAGATAAATATAAATTAGTTAAAAACTTTTTAAGTAAAGAAGAACTTGAGATAGGTTTACATTATTTACATTTATGTCACGAAAGAAATGAAATTAATTTTGATACAGATCAAAATAATAATGGCGACTCTATGTTTTATGGTGATGCATTTACAGATGTTATGCTAATAAAAAAATTAGCAAAAATGGAAGAAGAAACTGGCTTATCTTTGTTTCCTACATATAGTTTTTCTAGAGTCTATACATATAATGCTGAGTTAAAAAAACATAAAGACCGTCCCTCATGTGAAGTATCTGTATCTGTTATGTGGGGTAGTTGTGGAACTGTATGGCCTTTTAAAGTTGAAAATTCATCTTTTGAATTAAAAGGAGGGGACGCAATAATTTATTTAGGGTGTGAAGTTGAACATTGGAGAGAACCGTTTGAAGGAGATTATCATATACAATCTTTTTTACATTATGTAGATAAAAATGGTCCTAATAAAGAATGGAAGTACGATAAAAGAAACAAAAAAACAGATCCAATAATGAGAAAATGAAAATACAAGATAATTTTCTTGAGGAAAATATTTTTAAAAATTTACAGAAAATTATAATGTCTGATGATTTTCCTTGGTACTATCAAAACAAAGTTGTTGATATAAATGATGATTTCTTTTTTTCCCATATTTTATATATGGATGATCGTCAAAAAAGTGATTTATTTTATTTGTGTCATCCTATTATTGGAAAAATAAATTTTACAAAAATAATTAGAGTTAAATTAAATTGTTATACAAGAAAAGAAAATCATATAAAACATGGATGGCATACAGATCAAGTAGACACTCCTAATGCTAAAGTAGCTTTATTTTCTTTTAATACAAATAATGGATATACATTATTTAAGAATAATGATAAAGTTGCTTCAAAAGAAAATACAATTATTTTTTTTGATAACGATCAAGAACATGCAAGTGTCTCACAAACTGATAAATTTTTAAGAATAAATATGAATATAAATTACGTATGATTGAACCAATAAAAAAAATTAATTACATAAAAGATTTTATAGGAATTTTTGATAATTACGTTGATGAGGAAACTTGTGATAAAATAATTTCAAGTTTTGAATTAAATAAAAAAAATCAAGCTATTGACAGAAAAGAAGCTGATAACTCAACTGAAATAGTAAAAAAAGATTTGGCAATTCATTATTTTAAAGGTCACAATTGGATACCAGAATTAGATACTTGTGAAACTTATTTAAGAGAAGCTATAAAATTATATGACGACACTACTGGATTTACTAGTTTTATAAACATGACAGAGTTACACTTTTCACCTTACAAAGTTCAAAGAACTTTACCTGGAGAAGGTTATCATGTTTGGCATATTGAAAGAAATTATCAAGAGATTTGTTTTAGAGCATTAGTTTTAACAATATATTTGAATGACGTAAACGAAGGTGGAGAAACAGAATTTTTATTACAATCACAAAGAGTAAAACCAAAAAAGGGTAGAATACTTCTTTTTCCTGCTGACTTTCCATATGTTCACAGAGGAAACCCACCTTTACAAAAAGACAAATATATATTAACTTCGTGGTTAGCATCAAAATGAAATTTAAATTTAAAAAACAATTTTTATTATTAGAATTTTCTTGGAAAGAAATTTTTTGGATTCTTGTAAGAGGGCATTATAAATTAGATCGAAGATCCACTTATAATTTTGCCACTATTTTAATGGATTCAATTACACAAATGGTAGAGGTATATGGTGACTATAATACTCATGGCCCAATAAAAATTGATGAAATTGATAAAGAAGATCATAAAGAAGCTAAGTAAGTTAAGCAATAGATTTGATAATTTAAAAATGGTATAATATTGCATGCCATTAACAAAAGTAGATATAGCCCCAGGATTCAACAAACAAGTCACTCAAACAGGTGCAGAAGGTAAATGGACTGATGGTGATTTTGTTAGATTTAGATATGGTCTTCCAGAAAAGATTGGAGGATGGGAACAGATTTTAGAAAGCACTTTG